TCTAGCTTTAGCTTGATGTTCAGTACATCTATGTACATAATTATTAGTAATGCCTATATAACTTTTGTTACTTGGTGAAGTATGTTTATATACAACATATTTTTTCATTTTTCTTTGTTCCATAAAAAAAGACATACTATTAAATGAGGTGAAGTTAGCCGAATAATGAGCTACTCATTTACAATATGTCTTTTATTAATTACTCGTTTATGTGACTTCACTCACATATTTATTATACTATAAAATCGAAGATTTGATAGCTTAATGAAGCTGTTTGATAACAAGGTAAACTAACACAAGT